CCATGACACTCATTTTCCTAACTTGCGTTTAGCTGTCAATAGTCTATTGATCTTGGTTAACGATTTCGATGCAAGCTGGGTCAACCCACTCGATGATGTTTGTATTCCCGCCGTATTCAACCTGAATTGAAAGGCGATAAACTCCAACGGGGAGAAGTGCTGTCTGCCCGCTTGTCAGCTGCCATGAAACCGAGCCAGTTGCAGGGTCATCCAACGTCAAGTTGCCATCTGTATCGTCGATCGTTAAGGTTGTCACTCTGTTCCTGCTTGTGAGCTTTGCTTTGACAACGTCAGCCGTCCCAAGTGCGGCATAAGCAACGCTGTTTTCTGTCAGCGCTACAACTAGCTTAAACATGTTCCCTTGTCTGACTTGTGTTGCGCTCAATTGCATTCCTCTAAAGTTATTTGTTTTATCGTCACGGCGTTTAAAGCCTTATTTGCCATCGTAACAGCATCTAGCTGAATGTCTTGCTGAGTTGTTGTATTTAGTGTTTTGGTTGCAATGGTGAGAACGTTTATGCTTTTATTTGTGAAGATTAAGATATTGATTGTCTTTGTGATTTCGCACCCCGAAATGACAAAGACATCCACCCCGAGCCCCAAGGTGATAATAGTTTGGCCTCCTAGCCCTAGTGTGTTGATGCTCACTGCGGCACTTTCTCAAAAATTGCAGTTGAGGCGGCGACTCCGTTTTTATCTTTCAAGTCAAAAGTAGCGAGTGGAGTGGTTCCGTCGTCATCATACCGAATCAAAGTTTTTGCAGTGTCATTAATCTTATCGCGGTTTGTTAAGTGTTTTCTTGCAAGTGTTGCCTGGGCGATTGCCGTATCAACTTTTGTTTCCACCGCGTCCAGACTTAGAATGGTTCTCTCTGCTGCCCCATCCCACGAAATCTCTGATTGTCCGAGCAAAAGTGTGTCACTGAAGAAGCGTACACCATAGTTGCCTGCTGCCGCTACTGGCATATCACCTCCATAGATAGCAAGTGATCCCACCTCAGTGGTAGCAACATCTGATCCTACCTGTACACCAGACGAGTTATATACTCTGGCTACAACAGTAAGTCCTGTGTCTACTACTGGGTCGCCGTAGTATTGTAACTCATTAGACATTAGATGTCCTCCAATACCGGCAGCAGGTGCTGCACGTCCTCAAGCGTTGCTTCTTCGTACTCCACGCCCACCATCTGGTCAGCGAACAGTTTTGCCTCCAGCAGCACATCAGCACTCAGGAAATACCTGCCATCAGTCAGCGGCACAGGGCCAAGGCGATGTTGCCCCGTTTGCGTTGCAATTAAATCGGTAGCGACTTCGTTGGTAAGGATCAGGATGTTCATAAGATTGCTCCATATGCGTTAATCAGCGTGGTGACGCGGGCGTCAAGCAGGGCGAGGTCTAGGGATTCACCGATGGAGTAGAAAGCTAGGCGGGATGACGTAATTGCCACTGTTGACCCATTGTTATTATCGGCAAAAACAAATACGTTGCCATCATAAGGTGTTTCTGATACTTCTGTCCGTGGATAGTCTATTGAATTCATGCGTAGCAGGCTGGCATTAGACGCAGACCTTCTGTAGCCAAAAAAGGAATTATTAATTGCGCCAGCAGCCGGATTAGAACCCATTGTCGCGCTTGTTCTTATTCTTATTGTTGATACAAGTGGGTCAAGACTAGTAGAGCACCTAGTCGAGCCCGTAAGATTATAGCCCGCGCCGATAGGTACATAACCTCCTGTTGATTGGGCAACACTTATCCACACAGCATGTGAAACGCTGTTTTGCGGATCTGCATTGTTATTCCGGTTGCTATTCAGATACTTCGTACTCCCATCCCCCACCAGCCCCGTTGTGCGGCTGTAATCACCGCTGACGAAGTTAAAGTTAGTGGGTGCAGTACCCTTCAACGGCACCAATGCACCAGTCAGGGTGCGAGCACCTGCCAGAATACAGGAAGATTTAATAGCAGTCCAAATACCATCGGACTTACAACCGACAACGAAATCATTGATCGCAGACTTTACGCCAGCCTCAAGATCGTCACCATCCTCAGCTTCGACCGCCGCGATATACGCCAGAGCGTCTGCGTCAAACCCTAGACTAGCAATTATCGAATCATCGCTGTATCGACGCCATGCACTATCAAAATAGTACACGGGCACTCCTATGTCAGTATCGAACGCAACCTGACCATCCACCCCCGCAGGGAGCATGGCCGTAGGATAGCCCCTTAACCTTGTGTTTTGGTTGGCGAAGGATATCATTTTAAATTACCTATAATCGGTGCTTGATCGGATGAAATTGCTATTCCCATTATATATGTACTCCCAGATCGCAGCTAGTACCCAATCTGTAGTCACATAGTCGCGCCATAAAACTCAAGCGTCAACATCTCGAATAAGTTCACCCGAAAAGCGACATTTAACGCTCGTTAGTTCCTGACCACGTGTGAATGGGTAAAATTGGCGCTGAGTTTCGGTGCCCATTTACTTCATTATTACTCGGTTGATGCGGATAGTTCTTGCGAACATCTCCGCTGTTACTCGGTCGTCTTCGATAACTAAGACGTTCATTAACTAAGGTCTAAGATCGCTTGAGTGATCAAGATATCTATCCCGTCACACTCACCCCTAAAAATATCAATTGCCCCTGCACTTGCCGTCAAGCTTGGCGCTGACCCACCAGCGAATAAAAACGCTGTATCAAAAGTGATTGTTCTAGGCGTTGCATCGTTGGTGATAATCCAAGTGTACTCAGCCCCGGCTTTCAAGTTCGTTGGGTTGGCAAGAGTGAAATCTTGGTCTGGTGTGAGTGAGAATTTGTTTGATAGCTGACAGTTCGTGGCAACGGAAGCACCCGCCGTCAATGCCACAGTCTCAGCGTAGAATTGCTTGCTTGAGATTACGCCTGTTGCTGTTACCTCAAAGACAGAAACGGAATCAACTTCAAATATTGTGCCGCTCGCCGAAGCGCGAAAAACTGTTGATATTGTTGATATAGTGGCCCTACTCCAGCGCTGAGCCCCGACTGCTTGGGGTTGCAATGAGAAATCCGTTGTTGAAGCGATTCCGCCCAGGGCTTTGAATGTCTCTTGGTCAACTGGAGTTGAAAACCCTCCTCCGTCTACTTCATATCCAACGTTCATTTTACCAGCCCCTGTTATGGGGTCGTTGTTTTCGTCGTATATGACTAGTGACGATGGGTCTGTTGTCACTGCTCCTGTGGTGATGGCTAGGTCGGAGGTGTTGGATGCGGTATAGTATTGCGTAGCATTTAATATAATAGAACCAACCCAAGAATTATTAATCTGATTACTTGATATGCGTATCCATTGGTAAGCGCCTGTTACATCTAGAGGTTGGACTACACTTGATAGTGGTATAAGATTATAATTGCCTCCACCAGTATATAATAGCGTGAATCCTGCTGTTGGTGATGTGTTTGATCCTTCAATGACTAAACAATCTCCTGTAAATGCATTCCAGTTAATAGATGATCCTGAGTACATAGTAAAAGACTCGACAAGCAAAGATGACCCTAGATCGACAACTAATTGAGCGTCGTTAGTTCCGCCTCGATTGAAATATAAATTAGCACCGCCCGTACCCAAAAAGGTATCTATTTGACCCGTTGTCCACGTGGAGGCTGAATTGTCAAATGGCCCGATATTGTCTGACGTGTCTGTATTATCAAGACCCGAGGTTTGATCTTGCTGAAAAGTGGCATTCCCAAAATCACTAGTTCCGTTCTGGTCTACGTTAGCGCCTATGTTAGTACTATCAGCGACGGTCTTCTCAGTCTGAGCACCCGCTAAGCCTATAACCCCGTTGACAGCTGAAATACTTCCATCGGCTCCAATAACGACGAGACCGCTGGATGTTTTGATCGATGCTGCAACAAGCGCTGCATCACCACGGGCTTGGATTTCGTTAAGATCTGCATGATATTTTAGGAGGTTGTCGTCAGTGTCTCGGGTTCTCCATCGAGTTCCGTTGTATTCGACGGTCATGCCACCGCCATCGGATTCGATGGTTGGGTCGGCGACGCCGTCTACCGTAGCCTGAAATGTAATAATGTTGGTTGCAGCGTTTAGCCCGTCATCTTCGATTTGTACGATCTGATTGTCCGTAAGACTGGCAGGCGGTAAAATTACGATTGCCCCATCTGCGGTATCCGCTGAGATCAAACAACTCGCAGTAGTCGCTATGGTGTAAGGGCTATCAGCAAAGGTGATGCTGAATTTTTCTACGGTGTCTTTTAAGTCAGAGACACCGCCGCCAGAGCCTTGAACTACCGATCCTACAATACTCATTAGATCATCTCCGCATTTAGAGAGGTAGTCGTTACGCCCGAAACAGTCAATCGGTAAGTGATCCCGACTTTAGCATTCAAATAATAAACCCCGTCGGCTGTGTATGCAGAATCGTCAACAAACGTTCCCGAACCGTTGAAGTCAATGCTCAAAGTTACGGTAGCTCCGCCCCAAGTGCCATAGATTCTCAGCAACTTAAAGCCGCCGTCTGTGACCTCGCAGTCTGTCCCTGCTCCGTTTGTTGCTTTTGCGCTGAGTAGTACGTTCATTAGTTAGCCTTTTTTGACATTTTAGTTGATTGCGTTTAGAGGTCTAGCCCTTCGATGAGATACAGCACCGAGCATCGACAATTACAGACATTAGCAGCACTGGCTGAACGATCGCCAGGATATTTCATTTTGTCTCTTCCGACGGTAAATAGGCCATCACGCGGAACGCTCACGCCGTCGACTTCGCGGTGATCCTTGCGTGTCCTTGAGTTATTGATTGCATTCCATACTTTTATGGGCTGCCCTATGCTATCCATTCCCTGGACAATTTCATCTTGAGATTGATTCAAGGCCATGCCAGTTTCAGTTCTAGCTATCAACTCAGTTCTAAACTTCGTCACCTCAAGCCCCGTCTTTCGTATATTCCGAGCTATCTCAGCAGGCCCTAGGATGACTCCGCGCCCTTCCTCGTCTCGTTGATTCAATCCGTCCTCGATGACTGCAATAATCCCTGCTTTGGATGTCTCCGCTATCTGAGTGGATTGTGCAAGCGCAAACTTCCTAAATGTCGATAATACCCAAAGAAAAGCGTCACTTATGCCTTTAGTTTCTTTTTTGATTATTCCGCGTTTACCAAATGAATCAACGAGATAATTACGGCTAGACTCAGCACAAACCACATAAAGCATCTCAAGTAAATTAGCCAAGTTTTTTTGATGTTCCTCAATGCCGATGATGACACGATCCCTTCCCCCTACGTTATAGTCTTCGGATGCCTGCTCGTACATCCTCTTCATTTCTTTTTTTAATCGAGGGATGAATGAGTTCTCAATCAATATCCTGCGACGGTGAAGGATCGCTGCTTGTTTTCTGCGCTCCTTATTGGTCATTTAGGGCGTCAAAAGCCTTTTGTTCATAATCTTTCACACCCATCTTCTTCATCGATCCTGCTAGCTCTTTCATGTCTTGCTCTTGTGCTGTGAAAACGTCAAAGCCTAAAGGGATCGCTCCTGAATCGATCATGACCTCGTCAGCTTCTGGCTCATCCCGCAGTGGGTAGCCAAGCAGTGCCCGCTTCTCATTCATCGTTAGCACTCCGCTATTCAATGCCGCCTCATTCTTTTTTGCTTTGACATAATCGAGAGCTGTAATCTCTGACTCGTCGTAATAAATTTCAACATTTTGTCCAAATCTTACAGCTAGCCATCGATTGAGTTCAGAATAGTAAAGGTCTAGCAAAGGGATTACTGTATTCAGCCAAAACGCATACCTGGCCTCCTCAAAGTTTGCGAAAGTCTGCGACCCTTCTATGCCTAGCAGTTGAGGAGGCACTCCGAATACCTCGCAGATTTCAAGTTTATTGAACTTGCTGCCGAGTAAAAAGTCAGCATCTTTCGGACTCATTCCGAGTTGCTGCCACTTCAGGCCACCGCCCAGGAGCAAGAAGGATTCAGTCTTTTCCTTTACGAAGTTGAGCAATCTCTGCCTTAATGTCTTGTGATCGGCATCGCTGATAGGCAAATCTGTCGACAGTATCCCAGCAGGTCGGCAATCATTTTTGTAAAGATTATAGCGCCATTTGTTTGCAGCGTTTAGTTGATCACCACTTGATGCTGCCGCTTGCAATGGTGACATGCCCATGAATGCAGACTTTGGCGATGGATTGAATAGCCCCCAGTGCATCATCTCCTTCTTATCGACATCCCAAACTTTTTTGGATGGCCCGTTTTGGTTAAAGACATAGCGCAAAGGCATCCTGTCCCGCCCTTTATCGATACTCATATCGTAAGGTTGCCAGTGCCAAAGCTCGTCTTTCATCGACTTGACTATCTCGCAGAAGACATTCCCTGTTAGTAGTATCCAACTGAATGCTTCCGTCCTAAACTCCACCCCTCCGCAGTCAGCATTCGGCATGTCTAGCAATAGTTCGAGTGGATGACCCTCTACTGGCTCGCCGTTGACCTTGACTTTAGGAGTGATGCTTGCCGCATTTTTGGCAATGAGTGAGATGCAGCTAAAAATGGTCGGATTTAATCCATAGCCTTCATCCGCGAACTTCTCAAGGCCGCGCATTGAGTATTCGTGCTGATCGTTGCCGACCATTTGAGCCACCCCAACGGATGACTTGACTTCTTTTTTGAATGGATTCAAGCGCATAAGTATATTCTAGACGGAACCGATGAATAGTCCAGTGGGCATGGATAGCATTAACTCATGAGTGGCCCAAACGAGGGCGTCTACACGGTCTGGTGATTCGGAAACATGAGGAACCCAACTCATCATTTGGTCCTCAAGTTTATCTAGGTTTTTGGCATGTTCTATTAATCCTTGTTCGTAAAGAGACACCACTCCCTCGGCTCTGACATGCTTCCCCTTTGTTGCTCGGACCTCCTTTATCCTTATCCGTTGATCTAATTGCCTTATTACTGTCTTAATTAGATCGCCGCCATTATTGACCTCAACGACGATACAATCAGCCTCGTATTTATAATATGCTACGATTGCTATGCTTGCCCATTCGTGAGGAGTAGCCTTGATGGATAAATCCGCAATGACGGCCATCCCATTTCCCTTTGTTGCTGCCACGATAATACCAGTCTCGTCACTGTTTTCATTATTCGTGACGGCCGGGTCGATTGCAACGACTGTTCGTCCAATTTCGCCATTTAAAGTTTTTCTTGTGGATTCAATCATATCCCAAGACCACAATGCCCCTTCAATATCAGTGGTAAACTCGCCGTATAAGAAGCGCTGCCTTAAGCGTTCTGGTAAAGATTCCAATCGGTTGATATATGATTTTGGTAAATTTTCTTGAACATCGATGGGATTGATCCTAAACGCTGCTCGTCCTTCAATCTTGTTCTCGATATAACGCTTATAGCTCCAATGGCTTTTTGAAGGTGGATTTTCATCTAATAACAATAAATGCCTGCCGTCAATTTTTTGCCTTAGACGTGAACTTATCAAATCAACGGCTTGTTCATCTCGTATCTCCGAGCATTCATTGATGTAAACCGTCGCGTATTCTGCTCCAAGATGCTTCTCTACCCTTTCCTTGTCATCTAGTCCTCCAAACAATATCTCGCTATCATTTGGCAGTTTGATTGACCATGAACCGCCGCTTTTATTTGTCTCTATTTGGTCCCATAGTGTCGGCCATTCAGCGTTCACGAGTTCTTTAGCAGATGGCCATAGCGTATTCTTAGCATGTTCAAATCTTTGTCTTAAACAAATATGCCTGGACCCGTTGAGCAATAACGCGCGAAGGAACACCGTCTTTAATATTGTCCATGTCTTAGATGATCCGGCCCCGCCCCACAACATGACATCCTCATTTTTGGATATGACATCGCGAATCTGTTTATGGACTGGCAACCAATTAGCGGCCATTATGTCACCGCTTCAGCGTCCTCACCATCAATGACTAGCGTGATATTCCTGTTATTCTGATCGATGACTTGGCGCGGTTTGCCGTCGAGGCGATCCATGAGGGCATTTATCGCCCAGGCTTCACCCTTGGCTGCCTCGCCCCATAATTTACGGGCTACCGCTTCTTTCTTCGTGAGCGTTTCCTTTCCAGAGACGATAGTCTCACCACCGATCTTCTCAAGAACAGCAGCCCAAGAAGTTCCATCGGCTGGCCTGCCGTTTGGGTTACCTGACTGGCCTTTTTTAAATCCCATTAGATGAGTTCCGCTTTCTTGCCAGTGAAATTCTGCCAGCGTTCAATAATTACATCGCAATATTTAGGATCCATCTCAATCATTCTACACTTGCGTCCTGTCTTTTCGCAAGCTATGAGGGTGGAGCCGGAGCCGCCATATAAATCCGCCACAAGGTCTCCAGACTTCCCCCACTTTTCAAAAAACCATTCTCCTAGCTGGATCGGCTTTTGTGTAGGGTGCACCTTCTTGCTGTTGCCACTTTCATTCTTCACACCAAAAATGCCACCTCTTATCCTTGCTATTTCTCTCTTGTGCTTCGACCTGCTCCAGCATAACTCAAAGCTACTGCCCAAAGCCCTGTCTGAACTTATAGCCTTATCAATATCAAAACTGTCCTCGTTAGTTCTTTTGTCCCAAACTATCCAAGCCCCATCATTCTTTGCCTCAAGGATTTCTGTATAATAATCAGCCCCCCACATAAATATCTCTTTGCAATATCCGAAATTATCAAATACTGTTTTGATTAGCTCTGGCTTAAAATCTTCATTGTCTCCTATCACTGTCTTATGTTTCTTCCCGCCCTTAGTCCCTAAAAATGATTTACCATCTGGACTTAAACCGTCCATACTTGAGAAATCGGTATCCAAAAACATTCCATAAGGAGGATCAGTAAAAACCATGTCCGCCTTCTCACCACCCATCAACTTCTCAACCTGCTCCTTATCCGTCGAGTCACCACAAAGTAAACGGTGACTTCCAAGCTTCCACATCTGCCCAAGCTTTGCAACTGGCTCCGCTGGAACTTCTGGAACATCGTCCTCATCGGTCAAGCCTTCTTTGCTTTCTTCCGCGTCAAACTCAAACCCCATCTCCCCCAGGTCAATCTCAAACTCAGCGCCTAGCTGTGCAAGCATAGCCTCATCCCATTCGGCGAACTCCCCTGATTTATTGTCTCGGATGTTGTAATCAATAAACTCAGCCTCACTTTCAAATTCCTTCACAACGACCTTGGCCTCCTTTGCCCCAAACTTTTTAAGGGCCTGCATTGTCGTGTGACCACAGCAAATTACTTCTTGTTCAAAAGGCTTGCCAATAGCGCTTAAAACGATCGGTTTAACTTGCCCATGCCTATTAAGGCTCTCAAGCACTTTGTCGATTGCAGGGCCATTCTTGCGTGGATTGCGGTCATAT